TGGCTACTGCTGTTGCTGGTCCTGCTGGCGGAGCTGCTGTGGGCTGGCTGGCTTCTAAACTTGGTATCGATGACGACACAATTGAGGGCGTAACTGCTGCGCTGCAAGGCAATCCTGAGATGACAATGAAGCTCAAGGAATTGGATCTTGAGTACGCTAAGTTGGAAGTTGCTGATCGGGACTCAGCCCGCAAATCCCATGCTGAGATTGCTACCAGCGAACATGCAACCAAACTAGACAAGATGGTAGTGCCAATGCTTGCATTAGGAACGGTAACTTTAGCGTTCTTGTTTATTGCTATTTTAATGTTCCGTGATGTGCCAACTGACCAACAACAGATGGTTATATTTGCCCTTGGTTTTATTACTAGCTCAGCTGGTCAAGTGCTGTCATTCTACTTTGGTTCGAGTCAAGGCAGCAAAGACAAGAATAAAGAACTTCAGGAGTTAATGAAAAAATGAAACTAACTGAACACTTTTCATTGGAGGAATTAACGTCTTCCGAAACTGCGGAACGTAACGGTTGGGACAACACCCCAAATGCGTCCGAGATTGCAAACCTAATACGTTTAGCGGGGATGCTTGAGCAGATACGCAGTCTAATTGGTAAGCCAATTATGATTAACAGTGCCTTTAGATCAAAGCAAGTAAATGACGGCGTGGGATCTAAAGACTCATCCCAGCATCGTGTCGGTTGTGCTGCTGACATTCGTGTTCCTGGCATGAATCCAGACCAAGTCTGCCGTGCCATCATCGAGGCTAAATTGCCATACGATCAAATTATTCGGGAGTTTTATAACGCCGAAACCAATGCTGGTGGATGGACTCACATCAGTGTTCCCAACACAAAAGAGATGACACCACGTCAACAAGCACTTATCATTGATAAATCAGGAACTCGAACCTTTATCTAGGGTAAACCCTTATGCCGTTACAGAAGCTCCAGTTTAAAGCTGGTGTCAATAGAGATCAAACCAACTACTCCAACGAGGGTGGTTGGTATGAGTGCGACAAAATTCGCTTCCGTTCTGGCTATCCTCAAAAAATTGGTGGTTGGTTGCGTTACGGACTATTCACCGTTGCAGGTGTTTGCCGTCAAATATTTAACTGGATAACCACAGCTTCAGATAACTATTTAGGTCTTGGAACGTCTAAAAAGCTATATATTGAGGCGGGGCAAATCTTATATGACATTACTCCAATTCGCCAAACTTTTGTCAGCCCAGCGACTAATAATTGTTTTACAACCACCAATGGCTCTAAATTGGTTACCGTAACAATTGCATCTCATGGCGGTATTGATGGGGATTATGTAACCTTTTCGGGGGTGGTTGGACCTATTGGAGGAATACCTGCGTCTGAATTTAACGCTGAATTTATAGTCGATCAGGTTACGGCAAATACCTTCACCATTATAACCACTACGGCTGCAACATCTTCCACTATAGGTGGCGGAACGGCTATTACCGCAGCTTTTCAAATTAACATAGGACTTGATAACTCTATTAACGGTTATGGGTGGGGTGTAGGATTGTGGGGGCGTGGTGGCTGGGGTTCTGGTGCTGCCGAGCCTATATATGAAACCCAGCGTGATTGGTTTTTACAAAACTTTGACGATGATCTTGTAGCTAATATCCGTAATGGACCCATTTATTACTGGAAATATTCAGGCGGTACAGGGGTTAGAGCCACGCCTTTGGCAACTACAACCGTTGGCGGAATAGCCCCTGCAGATGTTCCAACCGAGGCAATGCAAATTTTAGTATCCCAGAACGATAAGCACTTGATTTGCTTTGGTGCTACTCCTTTTGGCGGTGGCAATTTTGACCCATTATTAATCCGCTGGGCTACCCAAGATCAACCCAATGTCTGGACACCATTGGTTACCAATTCAGCAGGTTTCTTGCGTGTTTCCCGTGGTTCTGCCATTGTTGCTGCTATAGCAACACGGCAAGAAATCCTTGTATTTACTGAAGGCACCCTTAATTCTTTACAGTATCTTGGCACCACAGATGTATTTGGACTGCAGGAATTGGCAGATAACATATCTATTCTTAGTGCCCGCTCAGTCGTTACAGTTAACAACACGGCATATTGGTTTGGGCACGACAAGTTTTATGCTTATGGCGGACGGGTAGAAACGTTACCTTGCAGCATACGAAACCATGTTTTTCAAAACTTAAACTATAGCCAAGCCGACCAGATTATTTCTGGAACCAATGAAGGCTGGAACGAGGTATGGTGGTTTTATCCAACGGCAAACAGCCAAGTTAATGATGCATACGTCATTTACAACCATTTAGAAAAAATATGGTATTACGGCACAATTGACCGTACGGCATGGTCAGACTCATCACTTAGGGAATACCCTCAAGCCCTAACAGCAACTTATGTAACGGGGGCAATCTCTGGCACGACCTTAACAGTATCGTCTGTTTCTGCTGGTATTTTGCAAGTTGGTAGCGTTATTGATGGTCAAGGCATAGCTGTAGGAACTAAAATAACTGCTTTAGGCACTGGTATAGGCGGAGTAGGTACTTATACTGTCAACGTTTCTCAGCTTGTAACGCAGACTAATATAACCGCCGATAGCGTTATTTATAACCATGAGCAAGGTGTAAACGACAATATCTTGCCAATGACCTCTTACATAGCTTCTTCTGATTTTGATCTAGTAGATGGCGATCAGTTTATTTTGACCAAACGGATCATTCCCGACTTAAATTTTGCTGGATCCACTGCCAGTAACCCAGAAGTTACTATGTTTATAAAGCCACGTAATTTCCCTGGATCAAGCTACTCCAACACAGAAACTGCGGCTGTAATTCAAACTTCGGTTGATATTTACACGGATCAAGTGTTTATGCGGGCTAGGGCTAGGCAGATGGCTGTTGAGATTGAGTCTACGAACTTGGACGTGCAATGGCAATTGGGCAGCCCAAGGCTGGACGGCAGACCTGACGGACGCAGATAATGGGGATGCAACGATTTCGGGCGCCAGCTTTACCTCTGGCTCCAGTCGAATACGATCAACAACATATGTCTCAGTTGATCGGTGCTTTAAGGCTTTATTTTGCTCAAAGTGACTCAAATGCTGCACTGCAACTAGATGGCTTGCGACTATTAAATTTACCAACATCAGGGTACAATTTGCCAGACGGCACTGTATTTCAGGTTGGGGAGAACCTTAAGATTGTTGTACCCTATATTTCTTATGTATTTGGAGTATCAGCCACAGCTAACGTGGGGACAGTAACGGTAAACATAACATGACACCATCACAAATCATCTTAAAAGACAAATATAGTCAAGCAGACAACCCTAAAAGGGTCTTGATGAATATTAATAAAATTATACAAGATGGTGACGGTGTTTTGCTGCAAAAGAACGATTCTGTACTTTTTTTGATTCGGCTGGGAGAGGGGAATGTTGAGTTGCACCTGTACACCGTAGATCCACCTCAAGCCCTTGCAAAGGCGATTGATTACTTTATTAAGAAAATCAAAGACTCTGACATGAAAAAAGTCTATTTTCCAAAACTTAAGGGCGATGATAAGATTATTGATGTGGTAAGAATGTACGGAATAGACGTGCAAAAGTCAGACCTTCCGCAATACGCTTATATGGCTAAAGTATGAGATATAACCTAGAATCGACCTTGCCTATTCATGCTTTCCAGCCTTTGGGCGGAAGGCATAACCCGTTTAAACAGCGTATGACTCTGGAAGGCGGAAACCCAGTTGCTGCTGTTACCGATACTTTTTCTAAAGCTCTTGGAACAGACGGCGGTGGCGGGGGTGTTTTAGGTGCTTTAGCTGGTGTAGATAAGGCTGTCGGCGATGTTATCCCAGGTGGCTGGGCTACAGTTGCGGCGGTAGCGGTTCCATATGCAGCGCCTTATCTTACTGGAGCCGCATTAACTGCTAGTCAAGCCGCAGCGTTAGCGGCTGGTACAAGTGCGGCTACTAGCGATGTTCAGGGCAAAAGTTTAGAAGATACACTTAAAGCTGCTGCATTGGCGGGGGTAACATCTTACGGTTTAAACTCGCTAGGCGCTGGTAATAACTTAGAAAGCCTTGATTTACCGTCAAATACTCCGTATATAGACTTACCAGATGGAGAAGTTTTGCTTAGTGGTGGAACGCCAGATTTATCTGGAATTAGCCTACCCTCTGAAACTCCATATGTAGATCTTGCAGATGAAGCAACGGCGTTAACACCAGATACAGCGTATCCGTCAGATGTTTCTGCTCAACCAAACGTTTCTGTTGAGCCAAG